ACAAAAGGGTTCAGTCAAAGGAGTCGATGGTTTTGACATTGCAACAGGAGTCATTGAACACTGGGAAAACGAAGTTGAAGGACTCAAATCAGATCAAGACAGTTTAAACGAATACTATAGACAGTTTCCAAGAACTGAAGCTCACGCGTTTAGAGATGAAACTAAAGAAAGCCTGTTTAATTTAATTAAAATTTATGAACAAATAGATTTTAACGAAGAATTAAATAATAAAGCTAGCGTCACGAGAGGTAAATTTATGTGGGAAGGTGGGATTAAAGATACTAGGGTTCAGTTTGTTCCTGATAAAAATGGTAGATTTAACGTTAGTTGGGTTCCACCAGGTGGATTACAAAATAGAATTATAGTAAAAAATGGTATTAAGTATCCAGGTAACGAACATTTAGGTGCTTTTGGATGTGATAGCTATGACATATCAGGAACTGTTGACGGTAAAGGATCTAATGGTGCTTTGCATGGTTTAACAAAGTTTAGCATGGAAGATGTGCCACCTAATCACTTTTTTCTAGAATACATAGCTAGACCTGAAACATCAGAAATATTCTTTGAAGAAGTTTTAATGTCTTTGGTATTTTACGGCATGCCAATATTAGCTGAGAATAATAGACCTAGATTATTATACTATTTAAGAAGAAGAGGTTACAGAGGTTTCAGCATGAATAGACCTGATAAACTATGGAACAGATTATCTGTTACAGAAAAAGAAATAGGTGGAATACCTAATTCAAGTGAAGATATTAAACAAGCGCATGCAGCGGCAATAGAAGCTTATATAGAAAACTATGTTGGTATATTAGATGGTAAGTTTGGTGATATGTATCTTCAAGAAACCTTACAAGATTGGTCTAAATTTAATATAAACAATAGAACTAAGTATGATGCAACTATCAGCTCTGGTTTAGCTATTATGGCTTGTAACAAGAACAATTATAGACCTAATGCAATTAAAAACAAACAGCCACTTAATTTAAGTTTTAAAAAATACGATAATGAAGGGTTTGTTTCAAAAATACAAAATAAATGATAGAAACTAGTTATGGAAGTTCATTTCCGGATCAGGTAGTACCTGATGCAGTTAAAGCGTCTTATGACTATGGATTAAAGGTAGGACAAGCTATAGAAGGCGAATGGTTTTCTGGCACTAGAACAGGTGCTGGAGGTTATAGATTTTCAACTAACTACAATAACTTCCATCAATTAAGACTATACGCTAGAGGAGAGCAATCTGTTCAAAAGTACAAAGACGAACTATCTATAAATGGTGATTTATCTTACTTAAACCTAGACTGGACACCTGTACCTATTATTTCTAAATTTGTAGACATAGTTGTAAATGGGATGTCTCAAAAGAACTACGATATTAAAGCTTATGCTCAAGATCCTTCTTCCACTGGTAAAAGATCTGCATATGTTCAAGGTCTAATGAAAGATATTTATGCTAGAGAATATATAGCTAAAGCAAAAGCTCAATTAGGATTAGACGTTTCAGCAGGTGGCGGTAAATCTAATATGCCAACTAACCCAGACGAGGTGTCTGTCTATATGCAGCTTAACTATAAGCAAGGAATTGAAATAGCTCAAGAAGAAGCTATTAACTATGTATTAGACTATAATAAGTATGACTTAGTTAGAAGAAGATTAAACCATGATCTAACGGTATTAGGTATAGCTTGCTCTAAAACTGAGTTTAATTTACAAGAAGGTGTTGGAGTTAGCTATGTTGATCCTGCTAATTTAGTTTATTCATATACTGAAGATCCAAATTTTGAAGATATATGGTATGTAGGTGAAGTAAAAGGGCTTAGCATGGCTGAACTTAAAAAGCAATTTCCAATGCTTACACCTGAAGAATTAAAGGAAATAAGTAAGTATCCAGGTAATTCTAACTATAGAAACGATTGGAATAGCGGTGTTTTAGATGATAAAATTCAAGTAATATATTTTGAATATAAAACATTTACTAATCAAGTGTTTAAAATAAAAGAAACTCCAAATGGTTTAGAAAAAGCATTAGAAAAAACAGATGCTTTTAATCCACCAGAAGAAGTTAACTTTACTAAAGCTTTTAGATCTATAGAGGTACTGTATAGCGGCGTTAAAATATTAGGACACCCTAAAATGTTAAGATGGGAAATGGCTCAGAATATGACTAGGCCAGGTGCTGACACTACTAAGGTTAATATGAACTACAATATATGCGCTCCTAGAATGTATAAAGGACGTATAGATTCACTAGTTAACCGTATAACAGGTTTTGCTGATATGATTCAATTAACACATCTTAAACTGCAACAGGTTTTATCTAGAGTAGTTCCTGATGGTGTTTATATGGATGTGGATGGTTTAGCTGAAGTAGACTTAGGCAATGGAACAACTTACAATCCACAAGAAGCTTTAAACATGTATTTTCAAACAGGTTCTATCGTTGGTAGATCATTCACTCAAGATGGTGACATGAACCCTGGTAAAGTTCCTATTCAAGAATTACAAAGTGGTAATGGTGGGGCTAAAATACAGAGCTTAATACAAACTTACCAGTATTACTTACAACTTATTAGAGATGTAACGGGACTAAACGAAGCTAGAGATGCTAGCAGTCCTGATAAAAACTCATTAGTAGGTTTACAAAAAATAGCTGCTGCTAATTCAAATACAGCAACTAGACACATACTACAGGCTAGTTTATATTTAACACTTAAGAACTGTGAAAACATATCTCTTAGAATAGGTGATGCTTTAATGTTTCCTTTAACTAGATCAGCATTACAAACAAGCATAACTAAGTTTAATGTATCTACATTGACAGAGCTTATGGATAAGAATATCTATGACTTTGGAATATTTTTAGATCTTGAACCAGATGATGAAGAAAAAGCTAAGTTAGAAGAAAACATACAGGTAGCTTTAAAAACTGGTGGTATTGACTTGGAAGATGCTATAGACATTAGAGAGGTTAAAAACTTAACACTAGCTAATCAATTGCTAAAACAGCGTAGACAGCAAAAGCAAGCAGCTGAACAGCAAATGAAATTACAGCAAATACAACAGCAGGCTCAATCACAAGCAGAAGCAGCTGAAAAGCAAGCATTAGCTGAAACTCAAAAACAACAAATATTAACAGAGCAAAAAGTACAGTTTGAACAAGCTAAAGTACAGTTTGATGTTGAGAAGTATAGGCAAGAAGCTGAAGTAAAGATAATGATTATGAACCAGCAGCACAAGTTTGATTTAGAATTAAAGCAAATGGAAGTTGACGGTTTAAAAACCAAAGAAAAAGAAATTGAAGACCGAAAAGATGAAAGAGTACGTATTGAAGGTTCTCAACAGTCTCAACTAATAGACCAAAGACAAAACGATTTATTACCAACAAGCTTTGAAACAAGTGCAACTGAAAAAGATCAGCCAACACCTAGTGAAGAGCCTATGCCAATGCTCAATCCTTTTGGAATGGGTTAATTATTAATTATTATATTATATTATGTCAGAAAAAGAAGAAGTAAAAGAGGCTCCTGATGGAACCTTAGAACAAGGTGAATTTAAAATTAAAAAGAAACCTAAAAAACTAGTTAAAACAGAACCTACGACTAAAATAGATTTAACTAAAAAAGAAGAAGAAACAAAACAACCTGAAGAAACTAAAGAAGTTGTACAAGAGATTGAAGAAGAAAAGGTTGAAGAAAAAGTAGAAACTAAGGAAGAACCAGCTAAGGAAGAAGAGTTTACTGTTATAAATGAAGTATCAGAAGATGAAGTTCCTGTAGAAAAACCGGTTGAAAAAGCACCTGAGCCAGTTGCTGATCAAGTAGATTTACCTGAAAACGTAGAAAAACTTGTTGAGTTTATGAAAGAAACTGGTGGTACGTTAGAAGACTATGCTAGATTAAGCAGAGACTACACTAATGTTGATGAAGATGTTTTACTTAGAGAATACTACAAACAGACTAAGCCTCACTTAGACAGAGAAGAAATAGATTTTGTATTAGAAGACAAATTTTATTTTGATCCTGAAGAAGCTGAGGAACGTGAGCAAAAGAAAAAGAAACTTGCTTATAAGGAAGAAATTGCAAAAGCCAAAAACTTTTTGGAGGAAACGAAAAAGAAGTATTACGACGAGATCAAGTTGAGACCGGGCGTTACTCAAGAACAACAAAAAGCAACTGATTTTTTCAATAGATATAACAAAGAACAAGAGGTAGCAAAGCAAAGTCATGAAAGCTTTAAAGCTGTAACTAAAGACTATTTTACTAATGATTTCAAAGGTTTTGATTTCGAGGTTGGTGATAAAAAGTTTAGATACGGTGTTAAAGATGCTAATGAAGTTGCCGAGGCGCAATCTGATCTAACAACATTTATTAAGAAGTTCTTAAACGAAGATGGTACAGTTAATGATCCAGGTGCATACCACAAAGCTATATACGGAGCTAGAAACATCGATACTATTGCTTCTCATTTTTATGAGCAAGGTAAAAGTGACGCTGTAAAAGATATTACCGCTAAATCAAAAAATATAAGTAAAGATGCTAGAACTGAGGTTCCAGGTGACATATTTATAAATGGTTTTAAGGTAAGAGCTATTTCTGGTAATGAAAGTTCTAAGTTAAAAATAAAAACAATAAAAAAATAACTTAAACTAAAATATAAAAATGGGATTTTTAGACAATTCTCCTGCTGGAGCATTTCCAGCATCAATCGTCCCTATGCCGAAGAAACAAGCTGTGGTTGATAACTATATCGACTTTAACAACTTGTCTAACGGACAGTGGGCACAACAATATCTACCTGAGCTTTACGAAGCTGAAGTAGAAAGATACGGAAACAGAACTTTATCTGCTTTCTTAAGAATGGTAGGCGCTGAAATGCCTATGACATCTGATCAAGTAATTTGGTCTGAGCAGAATAGATTACACATTGCTTATGAAGGTGCTACAAGAGGAACTGGAACTAGTAATGTTGTAACTTTAGCTACTGGAGCAAATAACGCTGTAAGATTAAATCAAACTGTAGTTATAGCTGATGGTTTTACTACTGTAAAAGCTTTAGTAACCGCTATTAGTGGACTAAATATTACTGCTTTACCTTATGAAGCTGCCGATTTAGGAGCTGCTGGATTAGGCGTTGCTGGATTAAAACTATTTGTTTATGGTTCAGAGTTTGCGAAAGGAACTAGCCAAATGGTTGGATCTATTGAACCTCAAGTTCAAACTTTCACAAACAACCCAGTTATCATTAAAGATAAATTTGAAGTATCAGGTTCTGATGCTGCTCAAATTGGTTGGATTGAAGTTGCTACTGAAGACGGGACATCAGGATATATGTGGTATCTAAAAGCTGAGTCTGAAACAAGACTACGTTTTGAAGATTACTTAGAAATGACTTGTGTTGAAGGTGTAAAAGCTGCTGCTAGTTCAGCTGTTGCTGATGCTACTTACGGTACTAGTTACGCTGCTACTCAGTTTACTGATACTGTTGCTCCAATAGGTACTCAAGGTTTATTTGATGCTATTGAAACAAGAGGTAATGTATGGCAAAATTTTGCTGGTGCTGCTGCTCCTGGATCTGGTGCATTAGGTGATTTTGATGCTATTCTTAAGCAACTTGATAAGCAAGGAGCTATTGAAGAAAACATGTTATTCTTAAACAGAGCTACTGCTTTGGATTTTGATGATATGATTGCTTCTATGGCTGGCGGAGGTTATGCTGGTACACAAGCTGCTTCTTATGGTTTATTTGACAATGAGTCAGAAATGGCACTTAACTTTGGTTTTTCAGGATTTAGAAGAGGTTCTTATGACTTCTACAAAAC